ATTGTGAAGCAACGCCATAGGTTAGCAGGGTGGTTAACGTGGTGGTTAGAATTTGCTTATCCAAACCAAGCAATCTTGCGAGCGCATCAATCGGCATTGGTTGACCATTCAAAACTAGCTTGCCCCGTTCTTCTGATTCGTGCATGAGGCAAATCATCTCAAACCAAACTCCACGATCGTGATAGTTTAGTGATTGCACGCTTGGGTCTTTTCTCCAGTCCCCAACGTAGAATTGGATTGCTGGCAACTTGTGAATTTTGCTCATCGTATAAAATAAAATACCCTCGCCGCTTTCCTAGTGGAACCCGCAGAGACGGCTAGGAAAACAGCAAGGGTGAAAGCTTGCTTCTCTGTATGTAACCCGTTCCAATGGGTATCACTTTCGTGACGCGCAAATGTAGCCTATGCGCTTGGGGTGTCAAGGAAAAGTTAAAGCAAAAGCATTTGCGATTTTTCACGCACAAGCCATTCGTTCGCCGCCTTGTAAAAGTTCTTTTTGATTTCAAAGCCGTATGCCGTTCGCCCCATTCTGTGAGCTGCAATGATCGTGCTGCCGCTGCCTGCGCATGGGTCAATTACAACATCGCCTTCATCTGTAAAAATGGAAATGAGCCGCTGGAGAAGCTGCACAGGCTTCTGAGTTGGATGCAGCTTTTCGCTTTCATTATCGCGCGGCCAGTCCATCGCATTGAAAATCATTTTTCCATGGTTGCGAAATTTCGGCAGTTTGTCTCGATATAAAATCACCGCGTATTCGCAGTTTCCGACAACTCGCATGTTTGCTTTCAAGACTTGCGCTGAGAAGTTTTTCACAAAAACGAGGTTGATGTAGTTTTGAAAACCGTATTCCTTCGCTTTTGTGATGATCTCCATTTGCTGATCGAAAGCGCAAAAAACAATCATGCAAGGCGCGACCCCTGTCTCTTTTTTGTTTTCTGGTTTTAGCATTTTAGAACAAAAATGTAGGAACTCGGAAATGCGAAAATCCTTGTCGGTGTCGAAAAACTCTTTTCCAGCAAGCTCGCTTTCACCGTTGGTATTGTCTCCGTCTTTATACCATGCAGGATTTGATGCATAAGCGTTATTGCCTAAGTTATATGGTATATCGGCAATTACAAGTTGCGCCTTTGGTATTGCGTGCCGTTTGTAGTTTTGAAAGTGATCGTTGTATATTTCATGCTTGCATACCTTGGCGATTTCTCGCTTTTTGTAGCTACCATCTTGTTCTTGCTCTAGTGTTAGTTCGTTCATTTTCTGTGTGTTCTGAGAGTTGTTGCCCCGCCGCGCCTGAACGATGCGGCAGGGGGTTTTCTTCGCGTCCTCACACGAGGGGCGATGAAGGTGTGTAAAGGCTAAAATGGCACAAAATCGAAATCATCATCATCCGCTGCCGACTGCGGTGCTTTGCCGCTCTTAGCCGCTGATTGCGGAGAATTGCCGCTGTCTTTCTTGCCGCCAAGGAATTGCATATTTTCGATGATGACTTTCATTCGACTGCGTTTCTGCTGCGTTGCTTTATCCTCCCATGTTTCGAGATTCAAGCGTCCTTCAAAATAGCAGGATGATCCCTTGCTGAGATACTGTTGCGCAAGTTCTGCGGTTTTTCCAAAAGCGGTCAAATCCACGAAAGTCGTTTCTTCTTTTGGTCCGCTGTCATCTTTCCATTTGCGATTTACAGCGATGGAAATATCAGCGATTGCCGTTCCTTTGCCTGTGTATTTTATTTCGACTTCTCGCGTCAAATTTCCGATTAGTTGCACTTTGTTTAGGTTAGCCATATTATGTCTGTTGTTGTTTGTTGGTGATTGGCGAGCGTGGCAGGATTTGAACCTGCAACCACTGAGTTAGAATCACAGAGCGCTATCCAGTTGCGCCACACGCTCAAAATTGTTAGTTGTCGCGAACGAAAACGCCGTCGATCATCGTCCCGTTGCGCTTGCTAATTGTATCGTAAGCCATTTGCAAGCACTCCTCCAGCGCAAAGCCATACATTTCGCAAACTCCGATGAGTGTCACAACGGTGTCGCCGATGCCGTCCTTGATCTCATCTAGCCTGAATTGCACTACACGCTCTCCAGCGTATTCATGGCGAATGACAGCATCTCGCGTCTCGGTCAGTTCCTCTTGGCTTTTGTTCAATTGCTTCAGCGGCGTGCTGTTCGCGATGATCCCCTTGTCGTGGAACCATTGTCTTGTTTTGTCGATTAATTCGTTCATAGTGTTGTTGTTGAATTTTCGTGCATTACTGCGATTTCTGTTTTGAACTTTTTAAGGTTCATCATTGCTATATGAAAAGTTTCAAATGTCATTTGCGGATTAACGCAACTTTCTAGGCTGATGTAAAGATTGAAAGCGGTTTCTTGACTCCCACTAATAAACAATTCGTAAACTTCATTTTCTTGCGTGTTCATGGCGGAGAAAAAGTAGCACGAAAACCAATTGCGTGTAAAGCTGTTTCGCAAACTTTTTTCATTTATTTTTGTTTTCCCTTATTTTACAAGGGTTGCAGCGTCATATTTCCCCCGCTAAAATGCGTTTATGCCCCTGAAATCTGCGTTGTAACGTGTCCCATTTCGCGTCCGTTAGGTCGGCTTGCAAGCTGTCCAGCATCGCCGTAATGGTAACTTGCAAGCCGCCGTGTGGGGGCATGGCTTCGAGTTCTGCGATCATCTCGCGGATTCGCTGCCGTGCGTTCCATTGTTCGCGTGGGGTCATTTGTTAAGCTTTCGACATGCACCTTTCTTGCACTTCCACAAGTTCAAGAACGCTGGCAAGCTTAGTTTGCGCTTTCCAGTTAGCTTTCTAACTAGTTGTCGCCTAACTCGCTTGTCGCTTGCAATCATTTTCCGCGCAACATGCGCTTGCTTTTGTTTGTTTTTCATTCGATCCATTTTCCGATTGTTTTTAAGTAAGCCTCGCAGCGTTGGCGAGCGGTTGCGCTAATTATAAAAGGGACAGGGTAGTGCGATTCGTGGTCAGGAATATTCATCTTACGGCGCGCTGAGCCGATAATTTGTTGAGCGTAACGGGCTAATTGCTTGTCATCTAGCATCTTCTCAAGCTCATGGCAAGCGTTCAGGTCGGCGGTGTAGTTGGGAATAACTTCTGTCCATTCCTTTGAGGGATGCAGCCCGTTTATTCCTGCTGCTTTCCAGTCGGAAATTTCAGTCCACCCCATCGACTCCGCAATAGCGATGTTGATTTCTGAATCAGTCACTTGCGCCTCCTTTCTCCGCCATGGCTCGCTTTAGGTAAATCGCCATGTCTAAACATTCCTCGTAGGCATGTTGCAACCATTCCGCATGTGTCAGCGGGTTTTCTGCAACGGTAGTGCCATACTTAGCAATGCCGACTTGCTGCCGTTTGGCGATGTCATCGCAGACCATTGCTTCGATGCCGCTTGGTATCATTTTGCTGGTGTCAGCAACATGCTCAGGATGCCGCGCTAGAACGTCAGCTAGTGGCTCGCCTTGTGCTGCGTCCCACGCATCCCAAACACCTTCCACTTGCGGCTCAACCCACGTAAGCAAGCTGTCTTGCCAGTCGGTTACGTAGGGCGGGTGGTCAATAAGCTTGTAAATAGTAGTTGCATCATCCCATTGATGTAGGCGATGGTAGGCAACTGGCCTTTCGTTGTAATGGTAAATACTTTCGTCTTTGTCCTGCGCGATGTATTTTGGCGATTCAATCCCCGCCGCTTTGCAGGCTGTGAGCAGGGAGTCCGATAGTTCTTTTTCTGGTGTGTTCATGATATGTCAATTTCTTTCAGTTCGTATCTATTTGTTTTTGTGTTCTTCTTCCAGCCATGCACAAGGATTTTCCACCCTGCGGCACGAATGGCGGCGATGTTCGGTGACTCGCTCATCTTGTCAATGCGGCTCTTCGTGTTGCCCCATGAGGTCGATTGCACGGCGATTGTTTCAGTGCCTCGCAACGCAAGAATGTCGATAATGCCGAAAAGGTCTTGGCGGATCTTCACGAAGCTGTTCCACTTCTCCACGACTTCCACAATATCGCAGGTATTGCGTAGATGCGCCAGAGATAGCTGCGTTGGCGATGTTTTCATTTTTGCACTCATAAAAATACTGAGCCGTCACGCCCTATAAGTGGTTTAAGTTCTTCTTTTTGTTTATCGTTGCCGCTCAATTTGCGCAGTTGCTTCTCCATCTTCCTTGCAAACTCTGCCAGCGCATCAAAGCTAGCTTGCGCTTCCGCCGATGATACGTCAGGGTCGAACGGTTGGCGTAGGGATTTTATTTTGCGGTCGGTTCTAGGTGTGTTTGATTTCTTTTTCATAGCGTTTCTCCTTTCAGTAGTTTTCTGATTGCATCAATTGTCAGCTCGGTATCAAGCATTCTTTTTTTTGCGTTTTCAAGTGCGTATTCCAGCTTTTCTTGCATCGCGTAATAATGCCGCGCAAACTCGACAAAATCGCCAACTTTAAGCTGCACCGTCTCATCATCCTCCAAGCGGTTCTCAACGTCCCATGCAATGTTCAGCATATTCTGCATCCTGCGTTCGTGTGTGTCTTTGTTCATGGTCTTTTTTCTAGGTATGGGAAAATGATTTCAGGCTCAAAAACTAGCTTGCGCTGTAAGGTTTCCAGTTCCTCGCAGAATCGCTCTAGGTGCTTTTCTAGCTTCGCTGTATATTCGTCCCGCTCAACAACGATAAGCCAGTTATCCAGCAATTCGTGGTCTGCGTAGGCAACAAAGTAACATTTATCCGCCCCTGTTAGAATCATCTCGCCGTGACATTGCGCTTTGTGGTCGTCGGGCAATTCCCCGTCAACCCGCCATTTCAGGAACGTGTTAAGCGCGGGGCATTTGACCTCTACGGGAGAGCCGTCTTGTGCTATCCCATCAGGACTCGCGCCGTATCGCTCACAATCTGAGATGAAAAACCCGCATTCCCGCGCTTTGATTCCATGGTGCATCCCTAGCCATCGCAACGCCTCTTTTTCTAGCATGTTGCCACGCTGCGTGTCTGGTGTGCCTGTAAAGCCACTTTGCCATCCTAGTGCCTCGGCTATGAGTTCTGCTGCGTAATGTTTCGCCCCTGATGCGTAGTCTCCTTTTTTGGCGGTTATGATGCGTGAGAACTGCGAGCCTGTCGGAATGCCTTTACGCAGTTTCCACCACTCTGGAGAGCCTTGGATTGTGTCGATTTCTTGGCTCATGGTTTTGTCATTTTTGCTGCGATAGCTTTCTTGGCGGTGTTAAATTTCGCCGCTGGTAGCTCAGCGAGTGTTTTCACCCCTGCCCACTCTAGGAGCGCTTCTAGCGTGCCTTGTGGTGCGGTAAATAGCATGTCGTTGAGTTCCTCGGCTTGGATAGCGGTGATGGTCTTTGTTCCTGCGCTTTGTGCATCGTCATCGTGATCGCTCACGATGATGTTGAGCGCGGCGACAAGTGCATAGCGTTTAGCGTAGCTGATTGCGCTGCCCATCTTCTGCGTGTCGTTTGCTCGCATGGCAGAATCCACGGGGACGGTTACTTCACGCCAGAATCTGCCGCCGTCTCGGTGCATGACGTGGCACACAGCGGTGAGTTTGCCAGCTTCGGGGGTGTTGGTGTCAAACGATACCGAAAGCCCGTTAGCTGCCAACGTGGAGCGAATGGCAAACATGATATCGTCTAAGCTGGCAAACTGCCCACGGTCGCTCTTACGGCTCTTAATCGCGCTAGGGCATGTTGACTGAAAGTTGGCGAGCGCATCGGCTAGCATCTTTTCAGATTGCCGCGCCTCCCATCGCTCTTGCAACTCCATGAGCTTGCCTAGTTTCTCTGTGTCAATCCCGCTCATGTCTTGCCCTGCGAGCAAGCTGATAGGGTTCTGCGGTGTTGTCGTTAGTTCTGTGTTATTCATTTTCTTGTATTGGTTAAGGTAAAATCACCCATGCGAACGCTCCCGCCATGATAGCGGTTGCGACTAGGCAAAAAGCGTCGATCCACGGGTTGCTTGGTTGTTGTTTCTTTGCGGGTTGAGGTTGAGAAAGCAAGCGCAAGGCTAGGCGTTTCTCGACGGCGAGGCTTTGGAATGGTTCAGGGTTCATTTTCGTTTTCTTTCTTGGTTTCTGGAATCATCAAAACGGGGTCTTTTGCTGAGTGTAGTAGGCACAGGATAAAGGCAATTGAGTAAAACCCAACGATGATGCAAAACACGGTGAACACGGGATGAGCTTTCACGAAGTCAATCATGGCTTGCCTCCATTCCCTGCTCAATCTTCTCCAGCACGTAGCCAGTAAAAATCTTGTTGTTTTCCTTTGCCTCAGCCTTGAGCCTGTCAGCAAGCGCAATCGGCATTTTAACGCTGATAGCTCGGTGGGTGCGTTCTTGGACTGAGGCGGCGATAATTGCGCGTTTCTGCGCTCGGTTTTGTTTAGTGTTGCTCATTGGTTGTTGTTGGTGAGTTGGTAAGTACTGCGGTAAAAAGATCCTTTGCGGTATTCGATCTTGTTTTCGATGTCGTAGCCCTCGCGTCGAAGGTCGGAAATGCGCGTCGAGACTTTGGTGCTTTTAGTCAGCTTAGTCAAAGCCGATAGCGTCCACGGTTGCCCGTCTGACAGCGCGGCGAGGACTAGTGATTTAGTGGTTGTTTTCATGCGGGGCGGTAGTGGGTTATTGCAAGTGTTTGTTCGATATTCCAAAGCTGATTATGATATGGGCGCTCAATTATTTCTCCAGTCGCTCTATCCAGCATGCGAATCTCCAAAACTACGCATTTAGGTTTTTCCCCCGTATTCTCCACCCACCCGTCAGCGTCTGGGGTTGGCTTTTGCGGTGCATCTTGCGCTTGCATTGCGCCTTTAAGCTCGGCGGCGAGCATTTGCGCTGCGTGTAGGTTAGGTGATGGTTTGTCGGTTAGCTCGGTGATGAGCTTGTCTAGTAGTTGGC